GAAGAATTGTTGGAAGTGCTGCTCTTCTCCTGTTCTTTTACCTCAACTTGAGGTGTCTCTTTGATAGCATCAGTCTTGCGCACAACTGCATCCATTTCGTTTGCACTTGCATACTCTCCACCAGCAAGTCCAAGACTAGCCAATGCTCTTCCAATAGCAGATGTTTCAGCATTTTCCAATGCAGATGTTGTGTTGACAAGACCTTGCCCTCGTATTTCTTCAGCCATACCAGCACCAACTATACGACTATCTTTGTCTGTTATAATTGCTTTTACTACAACTTTTTGCCCATCATTAACAAGTATAGCTGTATCAACACCAAACTCTGTGCCATGTTGCTTTCTAAACGCTTCCATTCTGTGAACAACCTGTGTATAAAGTTTACCACCTTTTTGTCTTACACCATGCGATTTGTGCAGCTCTGCTACTGCATCCATAGTTTTGTTTAGGTTAGTCATTACTCTCTCCTGTAAACTTTTCTAACAAAATGTTACAATGATTTAAACTCTGCAAAAGAGTTTGCTTTTCTTTCTGGATAGACTTTAATTCTTCTTCTATCTTGTCTAACTTTATTTGCAAAAGGTCTAACCTCTGCTCTCTTTCATTATAATCCATTTTATACCCCTAATAATCCCTGTAATTTTTCTTCTTCTGTTGTATCTTCTAAATCGTAATATCTTTTAGACATCATATAACGCTGACTACGACCAGAGTCTCCTTTTTTGGTGGTATCACACCTAACAATTAAGTTCTTCTCCTCTAATGCCTTAAAACGAGCAGTAATGGATGAATATCTAAATTGAGGTAGATTTTTTAATACATCATCCTGTATGCACCCAGATTGTCCGTAATTATCTATGACTTCATAAACAATTTTCTCCATTTTTGACACATCAATGCCTTCAACTGCTTCAATGCTAGTTGTATCAGCATCATTTCTGTAAAGTTTATATAGTTCTGTCATTTAATACTCCCAAAGTTGTTTTGCGATTTGAACAAACTCTGGTCCATGTAACCTAGCTATCTCATTCATGTCTGGTTGAATAAGACTACATAAAGTTTTCCATGAACCATTACTTGCTTTCAGTAAATTCTGGGTAACTTCCCAAGATTTTACCATTTCATTATAAACTATTTCAAGGTTATCTTCTTGTAATAACTCACAATTCGTTTCATCTATGATGTTATAATCTGATGCAGTAACAGAAAGTAAAGCTGGTTTTTGTCCTGTTGCTTTCCAATAAACTGCCTGTTGCTTAACCCAATTATCTGATGGCTCTGTCTTTGGTTTAGGAACTCTCCAGGTTCTTGTGCCATCTTTCTTTAATGGATTTCGTAATGGTAAATGACATTTTAAGTCTATCTGCTTACCACCACCTGAATAATCCTGATATAATAATATAGGAACATCTATTCTTGGCTCTTTGTATTCCTTGCCATACTCTCCGTCAATAGTGTTGACATTCTGGAAATATTCATTCAATCCCTCAACGGCTACCTTTATCATATCTGGTATGTATTCTTGGAAAGTTTCTAGCTCCTCCTTGTCTTTGCCGTCATCAAAGGTGCGAGGGTTGTATAGTTGATAATCTGTCAATGCGTGTCTTATTGCTTCATTTATCTCAACACCCTCTTGTTGTCCTTGTATTGGACTAAAATCTATTAAACCTTTGTGGTGGTCTACGCCTGATTGAACTATTCTACCAGACATCATTCGTGCTGCATCTGGAAAAGAAACTTTAAGCTGTGAACGGCAATATAACTTCAATGCCATTTGGTCTTTAGGCATATTACCATTACTTGCTGATTCGTGGTAACTGCCTAACTTTTCTCTGTATTGTGGTAATGTCATTCAAACCCCTTTCATAACATCTTATAAATATAAATAGTTTATACTTGCTTTATTGTCAACTATATATTAATAATAATTTATGTATTTAAAAGATTACTTAAAACAAAAAGGTATTTCTCAATATAAGTTTGCTAAATTATGCGACTTAAAGAGAAGCACTATCTGTCGGATATTAAAATGTGAGAGGTTTCCCAGACCAGAGTCTTTAAATAAGATAGAGATGGCAACACAAGGTCAGGTAAAGGCAAATGACTTTATGAAAGAGCATCAGGAGAAGATGATTGGCAAACAGCAGGGATAAAGGTGCAGCTTTTGAGAGAAAGATTTGCTCTCTCATTAAAGATTCTTTGGGTTACGAAGCCAAGAGAAACCTAGACCAGTATCAAGTTGGTGGTGCTGATATAGAAATACCTGGTTGGAGTATTGAGTGTAAAGCATATCAAAAGTCTGGCTCTAATAGTTATAAAGAAAGCTGGTGGCAGCAAACTATAAGTAATTGCGGAGATAAGGAGCCAGTTCTTATTTATAAATATAATAATTGTCCTATTAAATGTGTGCTACGATTAAATGTTTTTGAACATAATTTCTCTGGTGCAAAAGACCTCGTTTGTGAGGTTGATATTGACACCTGGTTTTTTATTGTGAGGGAGAAAATATGACAAATAGAGATGCTATGTTACTTCGCAAGTATGCCAGGTCATACAAGACAAAAGAAAGTTTTGTTAATAGTGTGAAGCAAATGCCTTTTATGAAGAAGCTGAACAATGAAAGAATGGTTGAGCTTTCTCTTGAGGGATATTGGATATTTTTTAAAGAGCTTACTGATATTCAAAGGATTGGAAGAAGTGCGGAAAAGTTTGTGCATGGTTATGTAAGTAAAAAGATACATGAGGTTTATAAAGATGAATAGAGAGCAGTTATTAAAAGAAGCATTAAAGGTCGTTTCTCATAGAGGTAAAGATTATGGCGATATTAAGACTAACCACGAGAGGATCGCTGCTCTTTGGTCTGTCATACTAGAAAAAGAAGTTAAAGCTACTGATGTGGCTTTGTGCATGGTTGCAGTTAAGATGGCAAGATTGATTGAAACTCCAGACCATCAGGATAGTTGGGTAGATATTGCTGGTTACTCGGCTACTGGTTCGGAATGTTTAAAATAAACTTGCAAACTTTCTCGTTTATAGTGTAGAATATTTATTGTGAGTCAACGACTCCATTGTTGTTATGATGAGAAAAAAGAGAGAGCCAGAAATAGCTTTCTCTTTTTTTTGCTCTTTCGTTATTTTTTTATTGACAAGAAATTTCTCTTTTGTAAAATCCATCTTCGATGGTGCTATTCATAGCATGCAATTCATAGTTTCTATTCATAGCATGCAATTCATATACAATTAAATTTAAAAAAATATGAACAGTATGCAATTCATAGTTACTATTCATAGCATGCAATTCATAGCATGCAATGAATAGTAGCAAAGTTTAATTATTTTGGCACTACCCATTCTAAATGGTCTGTATATCTAACATTAGGGTATCTATTTCTAATTTGTTCTGCTTCACAATCCCAACAAGTATATTCAACATCACATTGAGAACACTCTTTATTAGGTTCAAAATCATCATTCTCAATAAGTTTGTGATTGTAAATAGGTTCGTCATCAATATAATAAATATCATTTTCATCATACAACGACAGACTAATTGGTTCTACTTCAAAATCGTCTGCTCTTTCTTGACAATCTTCTTCTCTTTTAGAATTATGTTCTTCTAACCATTTCTCAAAGTTATCAGTAATTCCCTCAAAAGTTTTAGGGTTATTTTCATCTCCCTTATAGTGTATGCTATATAGTTTCATTTATTTCTCCATTGTTGTTGTTATTTTTCATCTTGATAGATTCTATTGATAAGAATTGAAAGAGTATTGCTTATGGCTCTTTCTCCTCTTTCGTGCCTGGAAACAGACATTTTATCTATTCCCAGTAGGTTCGCAAACTCATCTTGTGAATATTGCAATTCTGTTCTGATAGCTTTGTATTGCTCTTTTGTCATACTGCTATTGAAATTGCCTTTATGAGTTAGCTTTTCTCTCAATACATTGATTTCACCTTGATAACCAAGTATTGCATTTTTTAGAGATACAATTTCTTTTCTTGCTTTCTCTAATTCCAGGTTAATAACTTTCATGTTCAGTCTCCCAATCATAAAGCTCATTGTTATCTGATTTGTTCATCATTTTAACAAAACTTGAATACGACATTTCTAATATATGTTTTTTAGGATCAAATATTTTGCAATCAGTTTTACTTAAAACAACTCTATCTAAATAAAATGATACCATTGTATGAATTGTATCTTCATTATCATGGCATTTGTCTAAAACATTGTCAAAAGTATCTGTCTCATTCCATTTATAAAATATATAAGCGGAACATAATGGTATATGGTTATTCATGTTGTTTTTCTCCATTGTTGTTTAATGACTGTTTAACTTCCATGTTGCTGTTCCTCTAGTATTTTTAATATTTCTCTTGCTCTATTTGGTGTAAGCTCCATTTGATTTGTAAAGTTTCCTTCTCCATCAAATATCTTTATGCTGTAACCAACCTCTGTTTTCTTTAATGTATCAAATTGATATCTTAAAAATTCTTCACTTGTCATGTTGTTTCTCCATTCTCATTGCGAAAGGTTTTTAATGCGTCATCAAAAGATATGTCGTTTAAAATAATACTTTGAGGATATTTATCCTTTATATATGCCATTAAACTCATTACATTGTTTTGAATTTTAAAGAGATAATATCTACCATTTGCAACATCTTCTTTGTTTACAAAAACCATGATATTTTTTTTCATAGTTCTTTTTAATAGCTTTTTGTCTTGATTAATAAACAATTCTCCCTGACACCATGTATCTAAAGGCTCAAAATCATCACCACTTTTTTCAGCTAAATAATTGTTTACTTTTTCAATGTCCTTATAAGTAAATGGCTCTATTGGATATTGCGTATCACAACCGCCTTGACCATTGTTTGATACATCAATTGCTTTCTTGCCATTAATATATACTGTTGCATCATAACAAGGTGTTTCTTCGCTACCTCTTTCATAGTAAGAGATATTTTTTAGTTCTAGTTTCATGTTGTTACTCCTTTGTTATATTCCAACCCAAATCCAACCCAAATTCAATATATTGGTGTTCGTTATCCGCACCACTACCTACAATGCCTTTAACATTTAAGTAAGTATCTTTTGTGTTATCTTCCCAATCCTCATCCAAAAGAATAAAATCTATTCTTGTGTCTTGTGGGTAGTCGGAAAGTTCTTTTATTAATTCTTTTATATTCATTGTACATACTCCATTTGTTGTTTAATGACTGTTTAAAGCTCCTACAAGCTAGGTAAAGGCGGTCTAGCTAGTAAACCGCCTGTTTTCTCTTTATGCAAAGATGACATAAAGAAAATAAAGTTCTACAAGTAAACCTAAAAACAAAAGACAATAGAATATTTCTTTTAAGTTTATGAGTTTAGGTTTGTAGCCAGTTTCTGATGTTTCTTTTATATGGTTCATTATATACTTGTTTATTTTTTGCATTGTTAAAACTCCTCTTGTCTTAAAATGTATTCTTTAGCACACCTAGAAGCCATTTCATTTTTAATAGCTTCTCTATGTGATTTTAATAACTTTTTGCTCTCCTCTCTTACTTTTAAATGTCTAAAGTCTAATTCTGTTTCCACAGATTTAGCCAATTCAATAGAAAAAAGGTTGTCTTTTCTTGATGGTTCTAAAGTTAAATGTTTAAGCATACTAAATAATCTTTCATTGTTTAAAGACTTCAACTTTTTCTTAAACTCGTCTATGGTTATTGATTGCATTTTATTTGCCTTTCTTTGTTGTTATGATTTGCAATAAACAAATCTTGTGTAGCTGGAACATGCCCAGCTACAATAGGTTTATTTATTTAAGTCTGTTAAGATATACTCACCACTTGCAATCTTCTTCTCTGTTTCTTTTGTGGTTTCATTCAAAAAAATATTTCTGTAAGTGCTTGTCGTTTTTGAATAGTTCCAGAAGTTTTTATCTAAATAAATTTTTTCTTCATTTTGCATTATTGGAGACCTATTGAAATCGCTTGTAATTTTGTTTACTTTTTTTGCTATCATTGAATCATAAGATTGAAAATATATTTCTGTATGCAAATCTTCTATTTCATTTTCAATAATAAATTGGTTAGCAATTTTATTGCCTTTGGTACTTGTCATGTTTGTTACTTTCATTGTTAAAACTCCTATTTGTTGTTATGAATTGTTATTAATGGATAATATAAAGTTATTATACCTTTTCTAAATATTCTACA